TTTAAGAATGCTATCAAACTAAATGAGTACATAATCTTTTTATTTTAAGAATATATAGAAAAAGTTAAAAGTTATAGAAATAAATAATTATGTACTCAAAATCTATTCTTAATGTTTTTTAAAAAAATATTTTAAGAATGCTATCAAACTAAATGAGTACATAATCTTTTTATTTTAAGAATATATAGAAAAAGTTAAAAGTTATAGAAATAAATAATTATGTACTCAAATCTGAATTATTTCACTTAAAAACTTTTAATATTTATTAATATAAGTATATAAAATGTCTATAGAGGATGTAAATTATTTAAAAGAGAATAGTATTAAACAAAGTTACACATTCTTAATTGATAGTAAAGACCGTGATAGAAAACGGTATCCGGAACCAAATAATTATGCTGTTGATTTTGAAACACCTTTTAAAAATATAATAGGTTTTGAAATAATTGATGCGAGTATTCCTAGAACTATGTATAATGTTGATTATGAAAACAATATAATTTTTTATTTTGTAGGGAAAAGTTCAATAGAAACATTAATAGCAGATGGTATATACGATAATAATACTTCTTATTTAAAACATTCGAAACTTACCAATAATAATGTTATTGAAAATCAATCATTGTTAATAGCAAATGATGAATATGCAACATTAAGTAATTCTATTAATATTTACAATATTTATAATAATGAAGAAAATATTGGTGGAGATACAGTAGGAATATCATTTTCATTTGATATAAAAGCATTAGCTACATATGATCCTTTAAAAGATAATAGTTATACAATATTGCATTTTGGATACGACCATCTAAAGAATATTAAAAATGATTTATCATTTCCTATAATAATTAAACTCATAAAAAAAAATAATATTCTAAATTTTTTTGATATAGTTTTTAAAATAGGAAGTTCTATAAGCGAAAACATATCAACATTAATTATACCAAATCAAGAACTAACAGAATTTAAAAATATATGTTGGACAATATCAAATTCAATTGATGAAAATTGGAACATATATGTAAATAATGTAAAAATTATTACATATACATCTTTATATACTATAAATAAAGTGTTTTATACGGGAAAATATATTGGTAAAAGTTTTACAAGTCAATTTGGAGAATGGCGATTATCAAATAAATTATATGTTAAAAACTTCAAGATATTTAATAAAGAACTTTCACAAACAGATGTTAATTTATCTAATATAAATGAAAATAATAAAATAAACCTTTTACCGATTTGGTTTAAAATGGATAAATTATTAGAAAATACTAATAATATAATAGATAATGATGGTTATAATAAAATGATTAATTATAAAGATATATTTAATAAGATTATAATATCACCAGGGGATTATACTTTAAAAAACTTTTTTAGAAAATATGACGAATTATATAATACAGAAATATGGTTTGGGCAACATTCTGATCCTTCTGATTTGACTAATTTGATAAATATATATTCAAAAAACCCTTTTGTTTTAGATATGAAAAGATCAACAATTTCGGAAAACTTGGGATTTGATTTGAATAATTCTATTAATACACAAGAAAGATATATATATAAAAATATTTATAAAAACAACGATAATATGAGTAAAATATTTCATAGTATAAAAAACGAAGAAACTAATGACCATGTTATAACATCACCTGGAATAGTATATTTCATTGGAAATAAATATATTATAATGAAATGTCCAGAAATAGAAGAACATTTATATAGATCTTTATCATTTTCAAACATATCTCTTGGATTAGCAAAGTTTCGTGTTGATAATATTGGTATTAATAATGAAAAATTAAGTATAACCAAAATACCATTTCGCGAGTTTCATCCAATTGGTAAATTATCAAGGATTACATTAAGGTTTGAGACAAATATAGGAACATTGTATGACTTTAAAGGCGTAAATCATAATATAGTAATCGCAATATATTATTACGAACCTACTCAAAAGAATTTTCCAACCGGATCAATATTAAATCCAGAATATAAAATGAATTATATTGATTATCAATATAAACAAGAAGAAATAGAAGGAGATAGCGATGAAGAAGAAGGTGGAGAAGAAGGTGGAGAAGAAGGTGGAGAAGACTTTTCGCGAGATAATATAGATAATTATATTATAACAGAAAATGAATATAATGATAATGGTATCAAATTACAAGAATATAATAAATTTTTTATTGATAATGATGAAATATAAAAATACTTTATTCTTTTAATATAGTAAGCAACTCAATAATCTGTTCTGTTCTTATCTTATCACTTTTTAAATCTTCTAAAAATACTTCTTTCTTATCTTGTTCTATTTTTTCACAACTTTCAATCAAATCCTTTATTTTTTTTTTATCATCACTTGACACAGAAACAGTAGGATTTTTAATAACACTAATATTTTTTGGGGGGTCAAATACTACTTTTTCATCACCTTTATAACCTTTTCCTGCTGTATCTATTTTTACACTTTTCAAAACTCCTTTATCTATTATAGCTGTTCCTGTAGCAATAACGCCCCCTTCTTCGGGTTCTTCAAAAGACACGGATGGTACTGATGAATAACCACTTCCACCATCTGTTATTTCAACCGAAGAAATACCATCAGTAATTATATTCACTTCAGTTTTATCTATTTTTACTTTTTCGGTTCCATCATAACCACTTCCATGAGTTAGAATTAATATGTTAATAAGTTTATCATTTTCAAATACAAATTCACCCGTCGCTATAACACCTTTTGGGTCTGTTGGTTGCGGAAAAACAAGAACGCTATCCTTTGTAACTGGTGTTTTAATTTCTAATAATGATTTAATATCAACACTTGTAATTCCACCTATGATAATTTTTCCCATTGCTGTTTTTTCAACAGTATCTTTTTTTTCTGAAAATAATTCTATATTATTGTTTTTAAATACACAACCATATAGAATTAATACAAAAATTGCTATAGCAAATATTAATGACATATTAATAAATAAGCTTTCATAATCAAAGTTATTCATTATTTTCCCCGCTATACTAATACATTATAATTTATTAACAATAATAAAAAATTATAATATATATATAGATATTATGACAGAATTAAACTTATTATATGGGGGTGAAGAAAATATAAGTTCAGAATCTATGGAAAAAAATGATAACACGTATTCTTCGCAAATATCAGGAAGTCAAATACATAAAATGGCTTCTAATACAGATATATTACATGATGATAAAGAAAAGCAATCAAACCAGCATGTACAGCAATCACAACACGCGCAACAAGCATTACAAGCACATCAAGAAAAACAAAATCAACAAAACCAGCAACAAATGGAACAACAATATCAGCAACAACAATTTCAAATACAGCAAAATCAATACCAGCAACAACAAAACCAATATATGCAAATACAAAAACAAAATATTAATAAAGTACAGCCAATTGAAAATACGTTTGTAAATAAAAAATACGAATATAGTTTTTTAGATAGAATAAATATGAAAAAAGCGGATGTTATAAAGTTGGCATTATTTTCATTAGTTATAGTTCTTGGTATTTCAATAGATAGAGTAATAACAAATTATATATCAAAATATATTGGTGATAATTTTTTAACAGACTTTCAAGAATTATTACTAAGAATTAGTTACCCTGTTTCTATTTTTTTGTTATTATGGATTTTTAAAGCTTTATAATTATTTTTATATATCAAATATATATAAATAGGAATGTCATATAATTCAGTTATACCCTTTATTATAATATTATTATTTACAACAATTTTTGTTATTAATATAGTGCAATTATCTACTTTTTATTATAGTAAATTCATAACAAAAACAGCACACGTAAAAAGCAATGCACCAAGATATGAAAGTTTATATGATACATATTGTGGATATAGTAAATACAGTATAAATAATTTGCAAATCAACTCAAATACATTGTTGAATGCTATAATATTTTTTATTTTATTTATTATATTTAATTCTACATATATACTCAATTTAAAGTCTTATTATTTAAATAATATGCATATAATTCCTAATGAAATTAAGCTTAAGGGGTATGATAAGTATTTTAATAAATCCATAAAGTCAAAAAGCGAGTATAGTATTGTATCATGGTTATGGTATTATGTATTAGCAATGTTTATTTATTATTTACTTAAAATAATTATAACATATATTGGATATAATACAAATGAGATAGACGTACAAGAAAATATGGGAGGTATTGATGATATAGTTAAAAAAAATATGAAGTGTGACCTTTATAATAGTATAATTTACAAAGAAGGATATGACCAAGATATAGAAATATTGAGCAAATATATAAAACTTAATATAAAACGTATAAATCAATTAACCGACATAGATAAAATTGAAGAGGTTGGAAAAATATTATTCACATACGAAGTATCTACAGGAACTTCATTTTTTCATAATAATAAAAAATTGTCTTTAAAAAATAAAGACAATAATGATATTTGCAATGAGGTCAGTAAGTGTTTTTTTGTTTCATTATCAAATACTAATAATAATGAAATATTTACCGAATTTGATATGTTAGAATCAAGAGATGTTATATTTCAATTGATAAATTACGACCAACATATTATGAAAGAATTAAAAACAGGATATTTAATGTTAAAAGATAATATAGAACGTTATTCTGCTAATATTACGAAAAATAAAGATTATTATAATACTTATTATCAGTCTCATTTAATATGTATTAATTTACTTTCTGTATATTTTTCCATGTCAGCTATTATATTTTTTGGACTTTTTGAATTCACTGGAATTAATAAACTTATTAATAGTTATTATTTGGACATAGATAGTTTTTATATTATATATCCTTTGTTAAGTTATATTAATAAGTTTATAAAATTAATATTAGTATTATTAGCAATATTAATAATTATTTTATAGATATAGATAAAGGTAATAAATCAATATATTGAAATGATTTTAGATAATATAAACAATTTTGTTTTTGTAATTATTAATATTATACTATATGTAATTACAATAATAATTGCTGTTATAACATTTACATCATTATCTAATTTATTTACATTTAATATTTATAACATTAATTCTATATTAAAGCTATATATTTATGAAACATCAAATGATATTATACTTAAAGATATATATAGTTTTATGCTAATAAATTACATATACCGTTTAAATAAGCAAAATACATTAGAATTAAAACTAATACGAGATAATGATAATAAATATAAAATTGGCGATACAGCTAACTTAAAGTTTAAAGATGATATTGATAAAATATTTAATCATATACAAAATAAAGATGATAATAAAATACCTAAAGAAAATAAAACAATATTGCTAACAAAAACAGAAGAAAACTTATTGATATATTATATTAAAATGAACGATAATGAAATTATGTTAAAGGCAAATTATAAAGACGATACAGATAATGATTATTATAAATATAAGGCTACGTACTATAATAATATAAATTATTATAATGATTTAGAAATATCTGATAATAAAGCATCTTATCTGTATATACATATTTGCAATAAATTTTATGAGATTATTGTTGTATTAATATTAATAATATTTGCAATAATATTAACTATTTTTTTATTTCAAATTGCTTTAATATTATATGGGAAGGTCAAAGGAAAAGATGGTGAATATGGTTCAAGTATTGTATCATATATTGTTGAAACAAATAAGTGGTCTATTGTTTTTGCAATTATTTCTATAACTTTATATAGTATATTGCACGGATTAATATATAAAAATATTTTTATAGATACAGTATATAATAGATTATATGAAAATTACAAAGAATTATTACATCCAGATATATACGTTAGAACAGAAATAAATAATATATATAGTTTTATAAATAATATTAAAAGTCCAGAAATAAAAGAAAGGTTGTATGATAATAATATTAATATATTAAAATTATTGGCTAAAGGGGATAACGATATTATATTAGATACTGTAATAAATAAAAAAGAAACTATTATTGTACAGAAAGAAGATTATGCTAAATATGTAGAAAAATTACTTAATACTAATAAAAACTTTAGAATATCACAATACAAATCAAACAAATATATTTTAAAATATGTAGAACATATTTTAAATATACATCCATCAAATAATTATTCAATTGACGATAATTATATCTCGTCAAGTATGTTTTTATACATTATATATTCATATTTTATTAATAATAATGTAGAAGACCCGCATATTATTAATAAATTAAATAAAATATTATTAAATGATAAGGTTATAATTGGTGATGATAATGTAGATGATGACATTGAATATACTTTTTTATTAAAGTCTTTACTACCTCATGCTTTAGATGACAATAAAATGATAGGTGAAATAAATATAATAATGAAAAATATAATGAGTTTATATGAAGAACATTATAATTTAAACATAGAAAAATACACAGGTGATATTCATAATAAAAATATATTGTTATCATTGAATGATGAAAAAATGCCTTCGATTATAAGAAAAGACCTTGAAAAAAAAATAAATAAGTTTTGTGATTTATTAAAAGAAGGCAGTAATAATATAAACTTTGGAAAGCATATATTTAACATAAATATATATTTAATATTAGAAGTAGCTCTAAACCTAATCTTTGTATTATATATATTAGCTGGAAGTTTTAGCGAAATATTGAAATTAATTGTAAACTTATTTGAATATATAAGTAAAAATAAAATAAACATATTAAAAATTTTATTATCATCTATTTTATTTGCATTTTAATTTAATATTAATAATGTAGATATATATAAGTAAATATGAAAAAAACTTTTTTTAGACTTTATGCTATTGTAATTTATGCTATTACAATAGCATTATTTATAAATAACTTTTATAACTTAGTAATATTATCAAGAGATACAGACTTTGGTATAATAAATGATAATATAGAAAATAAAAAATATACGGTATTAGATTTATTTAACTTCAAAACATTGTATTATTTTATTAATAAAAATGAGTGCAATCGCACATTTAATATTCATAAAGAATTATCATTGGATACAAATAGTATTTTAATAGATAGTTTTATATATTCTACTATTTTGATTATAATTATATTATTACTATTGTTTGCTATAGATATGTTTTTTTCAATATATGTTAAAAAATACTCTACAAAAATAGTACCTAATGATAATATAATATCTGTTGGGGGGTATAAAGATAAAGTTTTCTCGATATATAGTATATTTAATGAAAATAAAATATTTATTATTATGACACTTGTATGCATAATACCATTAATAATAATAACACTTTACCTAAAAATTAATTATTCTAATCAAGAATTAATAATAAATATAAAGTCGCATTATATGATAAATAAAGATAATAATTTTTTACACAACATTATCAAAAGAGAATGGGAACTTATAAATGATAAGGCTAAAAAAGATGATTTTAAAGTATTATTGTCAAACTCTACAATCTATAATATTGATATAAATCTAATAAATATTAAAAAATATGACAATTTATTTATAAAAATATATTATTTATGTATATTTTTGCAAAAACAAAATAATCATAAAACTAATGTTTTTACAATAATGTATAATATTCTAAATACATATGATAAAAAGGTTAAAAAATGCGATATTTCATATTCTACATATGACAGTAATAATAAAATAAATGACGAAAATGAAATTATTATATTATCATCTCTATTACAAAGCAAATATTTAATAGAATATGGCGAAAAAGGAAGATATGATATAAAAGACGAATTAAAAGACAATACGTGTGACTATTCTATTATAAAAGAATGGCTAATGCAATTAGAAACAGAATTGGGCGTAAAGACACCAGACAATAAAAAATATTTAACAAATATAATGAAACAAGCAACTGGTATTATTAAAAGCTCTATATATTTAATTTTTACATTAACATTAATTATAGTAATATTTTCATTATTGATGCTTTTAACGTATTGTCGTAAGATTAAACAACCAGAAACTATTATTAAGTATTCTAATCATTTTGGGGTAAAAAAAATAGATGATTTATTAACAGTATTTTTTAATATTATAGATAGATTATGTAATGCATTAAAAAAATTATATTAAATGATATTTAAGGAATTACTAATAATTAGTTATTAAATGGAAAACAAGTATTTACTTAATATTAAAACAATACAGGCATCTACATTTAAACAAGTTATTGATGCTTTAAAAGAGATTCTTATGGATGTTAATTTGGAAATTGATGAAACTGGTATTAAAATAGTTGCTATGGATAATACACATATTGTATTAATACATCTTAAGTTGGAGGCTGAAAAGTTTGAGATATACGAATGTGAAAAAAAAATATATGTTGGTATAAATATGCTTCGTCTTCATGCATTGATAAAAACAATTACTAATAATGATATCCTGTCATTATATATTTTAAAAGACGACCCTAATCATTTAGGAATATCTATAGACAATAATGATAAAAATTATAAAACAAATTATAAATTGTCAGTATTGGATATTGATGTTTTAAATATTCAAATACCAGCTGTTGATTTTCATACTATTATCAATATGCCTTCATCATATCTTCAAAAAATCATAAGAGATATGCATAATCTTGCTGAGTTTATAGAGTTTAGAAATATAGGCGATAAGCTTATATTAAGTTGTAAAGGCGACTTTTGCCAACAAGAAACAATATTAGGTTCTGATAAGTCTCAGGCAATTACAATAACCAAAAATAATACAGAAGAAGAACACGAAATAATACAAGGTATTTTTAGTTTAAAATATTTATCTATATTTACAAAATGTACTAATCTTTCAAGTACAGTAGAAATATATTTAAAAAATAATTATCCAATAATTTTAAGATATACTATTGCTTCACTTGGTGAAATAAAACTATGCTTATCGCAACAAGATATATCATAACATTATAATGTGTTATTTATAAAAATAATATTATTTTTTTTTTTGTAAATTTGGATATAATATATATTTATAATATATATTTTGAATTTTACATAATGTTTTTTGCAAAAGTTTATATAATTCATTTAAACATACGAAATAATTATCTGAAAAAATTATGTCTTTATCATTAATTATATATAATATCTCTCTTTTTATTTGATTAAAAATATTAACAAGTTTATTCATTATTATCTAAAAATATTATATTATCTCTTAAGTGTAAGATTTTAAAAGTCTGCTTCTAAATCAAACTTTCTCAATTCCGAAAAGTCTTGACTTCCACCAACATTAGCTTTACTATATTGTGAAACACGACTTTCGAAAAAGTTAGTTTTTGATTCTATAGATATACGCTCCATGAAAGGAAATGGATTTTGCGTATTCCATATTTTATCATATTCTAATTGTGTTAAAAGTCTATCGGCGACAAATTCAATATATATTGACATTAATTCGGAGTTCATTCCAAGCATAGAACAAGGAATACTTTCAATTATAAAGTTCTTTTCGACTTCAACTGCTTCCTTAACAATTGTATGAACGGCTTCTTGTGATAATCTGTTTTCTAATTTTGAATATAATAAAATTGCAAACTCGACATGCATAGCTTCATCTCTACTAATTAGTTCGTTAGAAAATGACAATCCCGGCATTAATCCACGTTCTTTTAACCAAAAAATGCTACAAAAAGCACCGCTGAAAAACACTCCCTCTACAAGAGCAAATGCTAAAAGACGTTGTGCAAAAGATGATTCTTTATCATTAATCCATTTAAAACACCAATCAGCTTTCTTTTTAATACAAGGCATATGGTTAATAGCATTTAATGTTTCGTTTTTTTCCTTAAAGTCTTTAAAATAAGAGTCAATTAACAGAGAATATGTTTCGGAATGAATATTTTCCATAGACATTTGAAAAGAATAAAAAAACTTTGCTTCAAGAACCTGTACTTCATTCAAAAATCTTTCTCCCAAATTAATATTAACAATTGTATCACTTGAACTAAAAAAAGCCAATATATGTTTAATAAAGAATTTTTCATTATCACTTAATTTTTTAAAGTCATCAAGGTCTTTACTTAAATCTAATTCTTCAGGTGTCCAAAATACACTAACAGCATTTTTATACATTTTCCACATATCATCGTGTTGAATAGGGAATATAGTTAAACGCCCAGATTCTTGTAGAATAGGTTCTTTGTTACCTGTCATATTATACTATATTATATAATATATTTTTATATGATATTAATCAAATGACGGCATCATCATATTTCCCATAGCACCAACCCCAGATATAGCAGCGACTGGTTTATACATATATGATAATAAAAACCATATCCATGATGATATAACTATTATTATTCCAAAAACAATCATACCAACACCAGCATAATAAGTATAATTTTCAACAGTAAAGTCGTTCGGGTCTAATGGATTATAATAAACATCAATACGTTGTCCTTTATTTACTATCCCTTGACTGGTATATTGATTTGTATATTTAACATTATTAACAGTATATATGACAGTAGCCATACATGTTGTTTTATTTTTTTCAATATTACATTCAGTATTATGAATAATTCCCGACGTAGTTTCGCTTTTTTTTATATTTATATCTTTAATCCAAAAGCCTACTGATATCATAATTATACATATAAATGTTGAAAATAAAGCAGATATAAAATTATATAATAATCCAAAGTTTGCCGATGAATCATAAATAGGTTTTAATACATTTTCGTTTTGTTTAATATCATTTATTGTATTGGTAAAAAAAGAATAACCTCCCTTTTTTTTTCGCATCAATTCTAATTTATATTTAGAATAAAAAAATTATATTTAAAATGAACTATGATGAACACAATATGCATGTATCATCATTATCTGCTTGACATTTCATTTTTCTTTTTGCAAACGCTGGGTCAATTGTAAATTGTTGCGTTTTCGCTCTAGGTTTTGTACGGAGATAATAAGAACCTGTTTTTAAACCTTTAGAATGTCCGTAAAAATGCATTGACGACAACTTTTTAAAGTCTGGTTCTTCCATGAATATATTTAAACTTTGTGTTTGACAAATATATTTACCACGTGCAGCAGACATATCAATGATAATTCTCTGTTTAATTTCCCACGATGTTTTATATAATTCTTTCATATCGCTACTGATTTCATCAATATTTTGAACACTTCCTTCGTGTAAAATTATAGTGTCCTTCATTTCTTTATTCCACAAACCTTTTGAAATCAAATCGCGAATTAAATATTTATTAATTATGATAAATTCACCACTTAATGTTTTTCTTTGAAAAATGTTATTCGTAAATGGTTCAAAACTTTCATTAAATCCCATAATTTGTGATGTAGATGCGGTTGGCATAGGCGATATAAGTAAACTATTTCTAATACCATATTCTTTAATATCTGTACGCAATTTTTCCCAATCATATCTATTACTGGGTTTTTCATCCCATAAATCAAATTGAAATAAACCTTTTGATATTGGACTTCCTTCGAAAGAAGTATATGCGCCTGTATATTTTATATTAGTAATATTTTTTTCATATTCATTTACATAATCATCAATATTTTCTGTACTTTCTCCCGAAACTATTTTTCCAATAATATCAAAACGTTTCTTTGATAATTCCATAGAAGCTTCTGATGCCGCATTATAAATAGTTTCAAAAATATCAATATTTAATTTTGAGGCTTCTTCTCCTTCAAATGGATATTTGAGAAGCATGAATACATCAGCCAATCCTTGAACACCAATTCCAATAGGTCTATGTTTTAAGTTTGATACCCTCGCTTTTTCCACAGGATAAAAGTTTTTATCTATTACTTTATTAAGATTTTTCGTAATAATTTTAACGACCTCGTGTAATTTTTCAAAATTAAATATATTATTTTCTACATATGTTGGAAGACAAATTGACGCAAGATTACAAACTCCTGTTTCTTCTGGTGATGAATATATCAAAACCTCTGCACATAAATTACTTGATTTAATTGTTCCCAAGTTTTGCTGATTACTTTTTCTATTTGACGCATCTTTATAAAGAATATATGGTACTCCTTGTTCTATTTGTGCTTCAAGAATTTTAAACCATAAATCTTGTGCGTTAATTTGTTTTGTATATTTACCATCGCATTCATATTTTTCATATAACGTATTAAACTCTTCACCGAATACTTCGCTTAAACCAGGACATTGATCCGGGCACATTAGAGACCATATTTTATTTTCCTTAACTCTACTCATAAATAGGTCAGATACCCATAAAGCCAAGAATAAATCCTTACATCTTTCCTCTTCGCTTCCATGATTTTTCTTTAATTCCAAAAAAGCTTCAATATCACTATGCCAAGTTTCCAAATAAACAGCAATACTACCAAGTCTTTTTCCAGCTTGATCAATATATCTTGCTGTATTATTAAATACTCTCAACATAGGAATAATACCATTAGATACCCCATTTGTTCCGCGAATATGACTTCCTTTTGCTCTTATTTGATGAATATGAAGTCCAATACCACCGGCATATTTTGATATCAAAGCGATTTCTTTTAAACTGTCAAATATACCAGAAACACTATCGTCATTTACACTACATAGAAAACAACTACTTAATTGAGGTCTGTTTGTTCCTGCGTTAAAAAGTGTTGGTGTAGCATGTGTAAAATACTTTTTACTCATCAAATCATATGTTTGTAAAGCTTCTTTAATATCATTTCCATGAATACCTATTGCTACTCTCATCCATAAATGTTGTGGTCGTTCAATTACTTTTTTATTAACGCGGATAAGATAAGCTCGTTCAAGTGTTTTAAACCCGAAATAATCAAATAGATAATCTCTCTGATAATCAATATACGCATTCAACTTTTCTTTATTTTTATTAACAATTTCATATACTTCGTCAGATACCAGCGAAGACTTTTTATCATGAATATCTGTATTATCATAAAGTGTTTGAATAGTTTCAGAAAATGAAGGTGATGTATTTTTATGATGATTAGATACTATAATACGCGATGCCAATAAACTATAATCCGGATTATCAATTGATAAACTGCTACATAAGTAAGCCGCCAATTCATCTAATTGAAATGTATCTACGCCGTCATAAATACGCGAACACACTTTTTGTGCAATTTCATGAACATCAATATTCAAATCGGAAGATAATTTTTTAAGACGCATTAGAACCTTGTCAAAACTTACATCTTCGTATTCTTTATTACGTTTTATTACTCGCATTATATTTGTCCCTTGTTATTTATATATATACTCTGTTTGTTTATATATTTTCATATTTTAATATGATGCCTGCAGATGTTTTAACATATCCTTTAATACTTATCATACCGATATGTTCTTTATGATGACATTCTTTACATAATGGAACTAAATTATGTTTGCTATTTTTGTGATATGATGATAAATATCCATCTTTATCTGCTTTATGTTGATAAACAATATGATGTGTTTCTTCTGCTTTTTTATCGCATATTTTGCAATTATTAATAAGAACTTTTTTATTATAATGACACTTTTTATTTTTAACAAGGTCTATATTAATTCCTTCAACCTCTTTTCTAAATTTTTCGGCATTTTTCATAAAGTCATATGGCATATCCAATGATTTGCATACTTCAATTCCATATATTGTAGATCCTTGTCCTTCTTGCAATTTTCTTTCATATATTATATTGTTATTTTCATCGATAGATATGCGAATATGTTTTACAAATAATTTATTACAATTGATATATTCTTGTAATGTTGATAATTTTGTAAGTTCGTGGAGATGAGATGCAAATATAAAAGAAGCCCCTTTTTTAATCAAAGTATCTATACCACTGGCTACAATAGATATTCCAGATATTGATTCCGTTCCACAACATATTTCATCACCAATAACCAAACTATATTTATTACATCTTTGTAAAATATTCCTTAATTCTGTCATTTCTACTGTAAAACTTGACATTCCTTTATAAATATTATCCATACCAGAAATCCTCGTAAAAACACTTTTATATGGATAATATGACATTTTTTCGGCGGCAACAAACATACCCGCCTGTGCCATTATAATATTTACACCAACCGCTTTCATAAAACATGATTTACCAGAAGCATTAATACCATATAGTAATATACCATCTTCATTTAATAAAATGTCATTTCCTATATATTCAACATCTTCCTGTATTCTTTCAATCAGGGGGTGTCTCATATTTTTAGAATCAATAAACGAAGACTTTCCCAAAGTTCTTTCACTATCAATTATAGGTCTTGTATAACAAAAGTCGCACGCATTCTTTGCAGAGTTTGCCGCTATATCTATACGTGTTAAATATTTAATGATATTTTCTATTTTATAATTATTATCTGTTATAAACTTTTTTACAAATCCCCTATATTCTTCAATAACCAACTGTGATATTTTTTCATTATTTGATGATATAATATTTGATTGTATAATTATATCTGGATGAGTTATTTTATAAGTAGTAGCGGTTGTCATACCATGAGGTTTAAATGCTTCAAAAAGTTTATCATTTTTAGATAGGGCTATTTTTTTAGCACATTCAAAACGTTTCTTGGTAATTAATATATAATAACCATCTCTATCAGTATAATCTATTTTTCCCAATGTTGTATCATTCAAACCAATTTTTGTAACATGGTCGCATAAATCTTTTATAATATTATGAGCCTTTTCGTTATCAATTATTAAGTTGTCAATTTCAATAAATATACCTGTTTTAAATATATTTCCAATATTATTTCTATCTGTTAAATTATATTTTGATGCTTTATCAATGTCTAAAATATTGGTATAAGAACCTATTACATCATTGATATAATCTACATTAAAGTCTTTGTCAAAATTAGATATAGTATTATAAATATTAATTGTAGATTTAAAAGATTCGTCTATAGAAACCCAATCTTGTGGAGCAATTTTATTTAATATCATTTTTCTCATAGACCTTTCCAAATCAACAATATTTGATAAATGCTTGCGAACTAATATATATATTTTATCTTTTTTAAGTTTATCAACATCATCATATGATTTATTTAATTCATCTATATTAATCATTGGAATTAATAATTTATCCTTGAATGTCCTTGACCCAAATGAAGTAATACATTTATTTAATACATCAATAAGTGGTTTATCATTTTTATATAATCCTAAAATATTTAATTGAATAGCAGAATTATACTCAATTGTCATATTATTATTACTATTAAATATTTCAGGTTCTTGCAATTCCTTTATTATTTCAGTATTATGTTCGTGAGCAAATTGAAGCAAGCAACAAAAAGCCAATCTAGCAATTGTAAATTTTTCCAGATTTAACATTTCAATAATAGACATTAACCCTTTTTTAATAAAAAAAGCTTTCTCTAATATTTCGCGTTGATTTACTATATTATTATAAGAACTAATATATTCGCAATTTTCCCATTTATAATGAACGAGAATATTATTAATATGAAGACTTCTCAATATAGTTTTTTTATTATCAGGAGTTAATTTTGAACTTATTATAATAATCTCAATTGGATTATAAGTACTTACAAACCGAAATACTTCGTCGTTTGCGAATTCAGGGTCGGTTTTTGTTGAACCTACTTCATATACAAAAGTCTTGCCTGTTGATAAATCTATTCCTGAAATACCAGCTATTAAATATTCTCCAATATATTCATAATAAATTACCATCATATAATTACTTTTTTTTGTTGTAATATTAATATTAGAACCAGGTGATAAAACCTCTGTTACTTCCCTTCTTGGATTTGGTGGTTCGGAAACTTGTTCGACAAGTACAATTGTATAATTATTATTCAATAATATTTGTGTGAATTTAGATAAAGAATGTGTTGGAAATCCAGCCATAACAGGATTTGAACGAGATACTTCCGATATTGTTTTGTTTTTTCTTGAAGTTTGTATCCCGCATATATCCGCAATTATAAATACTTCATTTTCGGATATATTATCAGTTATTGTGTATATTTCAAAAAAAGAACCTACTTGCATTAAAACAATGCATTTATTACCGTATTTTTCTTTATACTGATTGGTGTATTCTAAATATTCATCGATAATCATATCTATGTTCATTATAATATATGTATATATTTCTTATATATAGTACATTAAAACGCTGTGTAAAAATAATATAAAGATAATATATAATTATTATATAAATATGTCAATCAAACTACAAACAGAGTTTGAGGATATATTATATAAACTTAAAGATTATGATATTGATTCATTATCTTCATTGAGTGACCTTATTAAATTAGACTTTTACAAATATTATAAACAAGCAACTAGCGGAGATTGTAATATTGAAAAACCATGGGCAATATATTATAAACAATCAGCTAAATGGGATGCTTGGAATAGTGTTAAGGGAATGAATGTTGACGAAGCTAAAGAAATGTATATTAAAAATTATTATGAGTTTATTTCGTAGGTGATAATATTGGTTTCTCAATATTTTAAATATTTTGATATTGTAATATATTGAGATTATACGATGTTAATATATCTTTATAAAAGTTAGTTTTATACATTACAAGATAATTAGACCATATAAGCTGGGCAGTATCAAATTTGCATTCTGTTATAATAGAATATTGAGGCATAATAACATTAATATATGAATTAACGACCAATATTGTAATAGGCAAACTTACGATACTTGTTTTATACATTAAATATATAATTATTTTTACTAACTTAATAAATGAAGTAAATGTATCAATGAAAATATTAAACATATTAATATATGCATCTTTATTTCCTACTAAGTACTGTATTGTAGAGATAAATAATAAGATAAACGCTAATGTAGAAATATACCAATTTTTTTTTCTCCATACAAGTACTATAAAATATGTACAAAAATAGTATAGAAATTTTGATATAACCTTAATTAAAACATAGTATAGTTCGAACATTAATAAGAATAAAAAGTTAATAGCATATGTTATACTTACTATTATATTAAGCAATGTACAAATGCCTATAATAAATACAATCACAAGTATTGTTATTATAATTACATTAAATGTATAAACAAAACTTTTAAAATATTCATAAATACTATTATAAATACTAAATAAAACTATATCGTTTTTATCTATTTCTGGCTCTATATTTTTCAATATGATGTTTTGACTTTTTATTTCATCTATTTCCATATTTGGTAATTCACAAACATTTTCACGGTCTGGGGACTTAATAATAGAATCTTCTTTTATAATATTTACTTTACTAATCATATTGTTATAATATTCACTTTGTCTTGAAAAACATACATAACAAGAGTATTTTAAAGCAAAATCTACATATTTTTTTATATCTTTTGCTGTTGATTTATCAGATATTTTGCTATTACTTGATGTATTATTATTATTAAGACTTTTTGAAACCTCATAAGCATAGTCTATACCATAATTATCACTTATTTTATTTAAATATGTCATATAGTAAAGATCATTGCTTGTTAATAAATTGTTAAAATTTAAAATATCATCTGATATTTTAATTTTAATTGATGTTTCATTTGAGAGTGTATCTATAATATTTTTAATATATCTTTCATACATTTCTTTAGACTTTTCAATATCAGTTATAATACTTGATATAAAAAGATCAGGATTTTTTATTACATTGTCTATTATATTTATATCGCTTGTATTAATGTCTTTTGCTAATTCATATTCTTCATTATTCCAATTTGAATTATCTTTTTTTTTACTTATTTCATTTAATTTATAAAGATATGAACCTTTTTTATTTATATCTTTTATAGTACTTAGCGTACTTCCATATAAACAAATGATAGAAAAAGGGTCAAAAATAGTATAATCGCTATATTTACCTTTTAAATAAGATGATTTATATACACATTGTTTTATATTTCCTTTTCTAATAATTAAACTATCATTAATATCATTAATATAACATGGTTTATAACATATAGATACATCATTTGTATCAATATCTACTAGTTCTTTTTCGCCTTCTACATAATTATTATTTATATAGTAATTTGGAATACAAAACCAATCATGCCATTTTTCTATATCATATTTATTACAATGAGCTTGTAATGGCAAATATTCATATATCGCTTTTTTACTTTCCAATACATTGTCTTTATTTATCAAAACCTTCGTATTATCCAATTCTGTATTATTCATAACATGTGTATCATTTTGATTTTTATTATCATATTTTTGGGAATCTTCATTATTATTAGACATGTATTTTGTATTGCTGTCTTTTAAAAATATATAATATATTATTAATTATTATATAGTTTTAAAAGTTATATTGGTTTTATATATATCTCTTTTTTTGGTTCTATTGGTTCTGGTTCTATTACTGGTTTTATTTTTACACTACAATTGGGTTCTAAATAATCTTTTTTATCATCACCTTGACAGTCTAAAACATATTTCGATTCATTTTTATTAACATCTTTTACTTTTTTCCATTTTATTTCAAAGTCTTTTTGAATTATATTTGTAGGTTTATATATGGAATATACAGCATTTACATTATAATTATCTACTTTATTAGCAATATTCAAATCTTTTCCATTAAAATGATATAAATTGTCAGCACCTCTGCTATTTTCATCATTTTCTCTGGCTATATCATCGGGCAAAACTTCTGTTAATGATTTTACTCCATTGTCTACGTTTTTTGCAAATAATGAAATATCGCCCATAAATGATGAAAAGTCATTCGTAAATGAAGTAAAAAAATTATCATTATAATCAAAACTATTATTAGAAGTTGTTGCTTGTTGTCCTGTGCCAATATTATTATTTGTTTTGCGTTTAGTGGAAAATCCAAAATAAACTATAACCAATATAATAATAAAAACAACAAAACCTGCAAAAGGCGAAGACCATCTATTAAAAAATATGCTTAAAAAATGGAAAAATTTATCTACACCAACATAAATTGTTCCCGTTGTTTTATTAAATAATATGTTTATAAACTCTAATGCTTTTTGTCTAATATATAAATAATCAGCATAACTTTTTTCTTCTCTTTCTATATCTATGTCATCAATTTCTTGGAGTGCTCTATTTATGTATTTATTTATGTCTTTCTCATAAATTTTAATATTATCTTCTAATTCTTTTATCTTTTTATTATTTATTTTAATTCTATCATTTAATCTAAATGTCTTACAATCACTATTATTAGTATCAATATATTGACCTATATTTTCTGTATTTTCCCCACAATCTTTAATTTTTTCATACAATACCGATGCAATAGGATATGTAGCAATATATGTCGATGGATTATCCATAATAGGTTCTAAACCAAACTCTTCAGAAAAGTCAGTTTTTGCTTTCTCTAAACTGATTGTTTCATTTATATTTTTTACTTTTTTTATAGATGGTTCTACAGGTAAGTTGTCCAATGGTTGAGTTATATTTTGTGGATTAAAATATTGCTGATATTGCATATTATATGTAATATTCTATTTAATTATTAAATATATATTTTAAAAAATAAGTGTAAAAAACCAATAAATATATATATATTATATTAATAAATGTATTTCTATTTATATTTAGTAATTTTTTTGATTTTACTTTATACATCCTTATATTACATTTTTATAGACGAGATATCAATTTATCAATTAAGTGTAGAGCATTTTGATTTTGACATTTTATATAAAAAACAACCTATCGTTATAACAGAAAGTATTAAAGATATTGATGATTTAATTAGTAAATGGTTTAATTACAATATAATATATCATAATAATAACCCTCCAAAATTATGGGAAAGAAATAAATTTAAATATTGTATGATATATTCAAATGGAAAAAATGAAGACTTTTGTGAAATAAATTTATGCAATCCACTATCATTACAGAATAATGGGTGCCCTGACGGAAATAGTAAAATTACTACAATAAAACTTCAAAATAACAAAGTTTTAATTATACCTTTTAAATGGTATTATAATATATCCGGAAGTCCAAAAATAATCGGTATTCATGATTATATAACATGTTGTATTGATATGTTAAGTTATAAATAGTTTTACGCATTTGAACATTTAAAACACAGACTTTCTAATATTTAGGAATTTAACATAAATTGTAATTTATAAATATTATTAAAAATGAAATATATTAAAATGGTTAAATATTCAAATAAATCTTTTAGTATTTTCTCAAAGTTTCATCTAATTTTGGTATATTTTCAATGAGACTGGAACTCAAATGTCTATCTAATTGTTGATTTTTTTGTATTGTCATCTCAAAATCTTATTATTAGATTATATATCGCATTTATGATTTCTTATAATTCTATTACATTCGTTATAATTATTACCTATATTATGTATAAATACTTATTTTATTAATTCACTATTTAGGTATTTACAAACCAGTTATTATTTATAATCATTTTTTTGCTTTTTGAATATTAGTATAAGATAATAATATTCACATTAATATATTATATTTATTTTTTCGTTTTATTTAATATTTAATTTAAGTTTATTTGATTTTCTTATAATTTTTTAGTTTAATAGGTGTTTGATTAGGTTTTTGTTCTTACAACTTCTATTTGTCTTGTGGTTTGTTCATAAGACTTTTTGTTTTTTAGTTAAAAATAAATACTTATTTAATTATAATCAAACCATTTATCGTATATTTATAAATGTATTTATTGTAATATAAAAAAATATACAATTTTATATATATAATCTAACTAATTCTACACTAACTATTTATGTGTAGTTATTCAATAACCAGCGACTTTTTAGGTTTTACAATTCTCAACTTTTTTACATTTGGTTTTACTTCAACTTCTACAACTTCTACAACTTCATTTTCAATAACTTCTTTAGATAAAGGGTTTTTTATTTGGTTGATTTCTTGGCTTGTTAATCCAATCAACTTGTAAAACTCGTCTTCTGTAATATCTTGAATGCCTAACTTACGAATGTCTGGAAGATATGTATAAACCTCTTTTTCTAAAAAGTCTTGTCTATATTTCGTAAAATGACTTATCATATAACTAATCTTAAAAGACAATAATTTTAACAACAATTCTAAATTATCTCCCAAAATATAAGATTTATCATTTCCAGTCAAACTTAACTTTCCTTCGTCAATAAACGCCCCAGAAAAACTTGATTTATTTGAAATTATAAGTTTTCTTTTATTAGCGTCTGGATGTTGGTCGGTCGCTTTTTTAACCATTAAACCATCCTTGATTGTAAATGTATCAACAGCCAAATTATCTTCTAATGTATATTCGGTTGGTATTTTTGCCTTTGTTCCAGATGACTTTATAGTTTTTGTTTTGTATTCCAATTGTAGATTTCGTGTTTCAATAAAATCAACTAGTTTATTGAATATGCTATGAAATGCTAATGGAATAGAATATTTTGGGTTAAGATATTCTGCTGATGTTGTTGTGAGTTTTTTACTTTGTATCTCACTAATAATATCTGTTTTTTTTGCTGTAGTGTTTTGAGTGTTTTGTAGTATAAATAATGAGATTGGTATTTTACCATTTATGGTTGCTAAACTCTTAATATTATCCCACAATTTCAACCAAACAATATGCTTTTCCAACATCTCATTATGTAGAGAATGACTTTTCTTCAACCAACTCAATGGATTAATGAATACTAAAAACCCATCTGGTTTCAACCATTTGCCAAATGATTTTTCAATAAACTTCGTCCATATGGTTTCATTTTTTTCACCAAGTTGTTTTCCAGTATGAGAACGAATACCTCCTTTATTGTATGGCGGATTTCCTAAAATCACATCAAAACTATTGAGTTTTATTCCCCATACACTAACAATATCCAATTCTAATGTATCGCCTTCGTAAAGATTTAATTTGTATTGATTATTCATATTGAATATTTGATGACTAATAAACACATTTTTTTTATTCAACTCGCTCATATATAACATATTTTCAATAATGTGTTTTTTGCGATCTTCATCATTTGGCATTTGCTCTTTTAATCCTTCCATTAAGTTCAAATAAACTGCTACTGGAAAATTACCCATCCCAGATGCTGGATCAAACCATTTGAAACTCTGTTCGGTAAATATACTTCGTCCATGTTCCTTAATATAGTGTTTATCCAAATTATCTAACATTTCAAATACTAAACACATCGGTGTAAATACTTCGCCATTTTCTTGTTTCTCTTTTTGCTTTGGTTTCAAGCAACTATCAATCAACTCTAACAACTCCTTTGGTTTATCTATTAAACTTTGTAAAGACATCTTAAATTGTATCGATATATTATATATACAAGAGTTCTTTCTAATATATTTTTCTACAATCACTTCAATTAATTTTATAATATCTGGTTTGTTCCACCAGATAAAAGACTGGTCATGAAATACACATAATAATGCAGGACTTTTCTTAATCACATTCAACATTTCTAAAATATCTTTATGTTCTGTATGCATAGTCAAAATACAAATTAAAGGAATAATGAATGGTAGAACATCTTTTGTAAGGGAAATATTTACATATGTATTTATTTCATCGTCTATTTTTTCATTTTCATATCCACCTTGTTTTATTATTTCTTTTCCTGTTGGTAATGCTTCTTCGCTTTCTTCATCAAATTGAACTTTTAAATTTACTTTATCATCGCCGATAGAACTGGTAAAATACTGGTTCATAATTTTTTGATCTTTTGTATCCATATCAATAATGCTTTCCTCAATCTTTTTCAATAATATTTTTAAGTTATGAATAGGGTCTGCTTTCCATATATGTAAAAGTTTCTCAATTAATTTTGTCTTATTTTCTTTTCCTTGAAATAAATCACTATCTATATTTATCAAATTGTTTTCTACCAAGTATGCGATTTTCTGTTCAACATTTAAATCTTTTTTATACACATTATAATCCAAACAAGTATTTAGAACTCTGGAAATATTCAAATCCACAACAAATCCCATTTTTTTTATTCCGCTATTTATTTTATCATTATCGCTATTATTGATACTTTCAGTCATACATCGATACATCATTTGAATAATTTTATCACTTGAAATAATATCATTAAAAAGAAACACTACATCTACAAATGGTAACGTAACCCCCAAAGTCAATTGATTTCCTGCCAATAAAATCAATCCATCTTTTCCTTCTTCTTTTGCTTTTAATTCCCAATTTTTAATTTCTTCTTTCAAGTCCTTTACTTTATAGTCTTTTTTTGAATTAACTATTTTTATTTCATAATTTTTTAGAATACTATTTTTCATCATTCTATCTTTCAAATGCTCGCTTACTTTATTAATCGTCATATTTATTCCAAAAGGTAAGAACCATAATTGAGTTGTAA